AAACCAGTTCCGTCACCTATTAATATTTGTGTGTCTGCGACTGCCTTTGCAGAAACAGCACCAGAGCTATTAGCGTCTCTTACTAATACTGTGTTGGCAGCTTGATCAGCTATTTCTGCTAATGCAACACCACCATCTTTAATTGTTACTGCACCACTCGATACTGCAAAATTATCTGAACTAAATGAAGCCACACCTTTATTAGCGGTTGTAGCGTCCTCTCCTGCTATCGTAACTGTATTAGAGGTTGCTGAAGTATCTATACCTTCACCACCTGCTATCGTTAAAGTCTCACTATCTAAATCAATAGCAATCGTTCCACTATCAGAAGTAACATCTAAATCTTCAGCAGTTAATTGAGTGTCAACGTATGCCTTTACAGATTGCTGTGATGGTATGCCTGTTGCACTATTTGAAGCCATGTCATCTTCATCTACAAAACTTTTGCCATCTAATATATTTAATTCTGCGGCAGTAGAGGTAACAGAAGTTCCATTGATAACAAGTTGATTAGAAGCATCAAGGAAAGCAGCCTTATCCGCGGGTTGTGTACAAAATATTGTTTTTGATCCAGTTCCCCAATTTACAGCAGAATCACTGTTAGAAGATTGAAGTATTGTGGTTCTTGCTAATGTGGTACCAGACAATGTGTATGTTCCAATACCTATTTCAAAATCAACACCATCCGTGCAACAATAGTAAGTTGTGTTACCATCCCCTACAGAAGAAAAAGCTTCAAACCCAGTTTCTGCACCAGCCAACGTATAAGTACCAGTGCCTGTAGTAGCCGTTGTTTCTTTTACTCTATCTTTTAATGCTAACGCCATGTCTTATGTCCTTGGTCTTGACGGCAATCCGTTTCTGTATCCATCTGTGTTTTCTCTTGCTTCTCCTAAATCTTTTATTCTTTCTAAATATTGCATATATAAACCATTATAGTTTTGTAGAACATCTGGTTCACCCTTCATAAAAATATATGCCTCTATAATAGATCCATAAAGTAAAGCAAAAGGTGCATTTGTACTTAACCAGGTTGTACCACTGTCTGCACCAGCCGTTAAACTAGCTGGTCTAAAAAAATAATGTAATTCAACAGTGTAAGCACTGTTTGGTGTAGGTGCTAGTATAAAATGGTCTTCACTAAAACGAGCATAGTATTTTGGCAATCCAGTTGTACTAGCAGCGGGTGTATATTCTCTAAGAAAATTAACATCTTTTTGAAGTAAAAAACTTTCTGAACCAGATGTGGTTATTTGAAAAGAAAAAGATGCTAAATAATCATCAGGCACATTTACATATTGATCTGATGTTGTTAATGTGCTTGTTACATTTTTTCTAAAAATATCTAAATCTACAGACTTTAATATTTTTTCTTCTGCGGCTTTTATAAAGTCTGGCAGATGTGTAACAAAAGTTGATTCACTATTATCTGTGTAATCTTGTATTGCTGTTTTTAATGTTGCTAATGTAAAACTCATTTATGTACTCAATGTTGCAGGTCCAGCAGTAGCACTTCCACCACCACCTCTTGTGTTTCCTATTGTAGCAGTTCCACTACTTGCCGTAAATGTGTATGTATCATCATCAACTTTTGTAATAGAATAACCAGAAGAATCATTTAAAACTGTAGCCGTAAAACCATCAAATCCTAAAACATCTCTAAATCTAACTGTATCACTTGAAGAGCGACCATGTGATTTTTCAATAACTGTTATTGTATTGCTACTAGCAGAACCAGATATAAAAGGGTTTAATATAAGTAAATTTTCAACACTAACTTCTGTTCTTTGATCTGGTCTTGGCTCATACAATGCCGTAGGGTCTGGGCCTGGACGTATAGGTTCTAACTGTGGATGTTTAGCTTCATATTCATCATTGCCAACTTTTAATCCATTCCACTCTTTTCTCATGTCACGAAGACGATAACGAAAACCAGACCTATCTGAATAACCCCATGCTTTTTTACCACTTGCATATCTAGCCATTTTATCTACTCAAATAAGAAATGTTAGGTGTTAATTTAAGAGGTGTGCTGTTTGCATCCTCTGCTGCGGCTCTTTGAAATTCTTCTTCATACAAAGTTTTTAAAATTTGTATTCTGTCTGGTGCTTTTTTTATTGCAAGGTAATAAGCCAAACCAGCTACCATGCAAGGTAAAAACCTAAAAGGTGCATCAGTTGTATTAACTAAAGCATCTGCATCTTGTATTCTTCTTACATAATAATAAACCAAAGTATAAGAAGCATCTGGTGTTGCCCACAAAGTTATTGTTGGTGTTGTTTGTCTGTCAAAAAAATACTGACTTGGTTGACCAGTTGTACCTTTGTTCGGAATTGTTAAATATTCGCTTCTACTCATTTGAGTTAAAGTAAAATCAACATTGTTACTATTCCTTAAAACAACCTCTAATAAATCTACAAACTCACTTGATAGTGTGTATGTAGCCGTACCAGACGTTACCGATTTTGTTTCTTGTGTTACAGTCCAAAGATTTAATCCTCTGTTTGCCCAATCAGCAAACATAAGATTTAAAGAACGTCTAGCAGTTCTAGCATCATAGCCAGTTCTCATTTCCAAACCACATCTTTCGTATGCTTCTTCAATAATTTCTGCTACATCTAAATCAAAATCTCTTGAACTTGATGTTGCCATTTACTTTTTCCTTCTCAATGCTTTCACTCTTCTAGGTTTACCTGCTGGTTGTCCTAATCTTTTCTTTTGACTTATTCTACTTCTTTTTTCAGCAGAAGTCATCTCCGAAGCAGTTTTCGGAGTTTTTTTACTAATTCTTTTACTCGGTCTACAATAAGGCGTACCACGCTTTTCACCTTTTTGACGACCACATGCTTTACCTGTCCTAACATCTTTCCAGTCCTCCTTGAACCATCGTTTTAATGCTAAACCTTTTTTTGTTTTTCTTACTGCCATTACGCATACTTTGTGACTTTTCGTCTACCAGACATAACTTTACCACAACCTCTAGCAATGTTTTTATTTTTTGTTTTTCTTTTTGTCATCTTAACAACCTTACCCTCTTTGGCTGTCATCGTTTCTCTTTTTACTTTTTCAATAGCAGTATTTAATCCACCACCCATTGCTTTCTTTTTACCACCAGTGCCATAGTTTGCGGCCCCAACTTTTCTACATTTAGCAATAGCTCCACTCGCATACGCTGAAGGAAAAACTTTATACCTTGCTTTTACTTTATGATAACATGCGTCTTTTGGCATTATTTACTCCTTATTTTATGACATCTACAATTATATACATTTCTTCCACATTTTAAACAGTATCTTGATGGACTACCCTTTACGACTTCTCCTTTTTTTAGCGGCACAATGTGCTTTTTCAGAAAATCCACGAGGTCGGGCACAATTGATTTTGTTCTTGCGTTTGGCACTCCATTTCCTTTTACCTGGTGCTTTTGTTATCTGTTTTGAGATTGAACTCCGCGAGATTGCCATTTTGTGTTTTCCTTTTAATAAAATCTACCCATAGTGTGTGTAGCATTTTATGGTTTTCTGTAACTTTTACTTCTGTGACTGCTGTTCTTTTATCTACCTCAATGAGAGTAGATACAATCCAAGCTATTGAACCTGCTACGAGAACAATAGAAACACCACTAATTAATTCTTTAGTCTTTAACATTTCCATCTTCTCCTAGCTTGTCTTAAACGGCTATTTGGATTTTTAGCTGCTTTAGGAAATTTTTTCATTTGTCCTGCTGAACGAGCACAAAAAGATTTTCTACGTTTAGCTGCTTTACTACCAGCTTTAACTTTTCCCGTAACGGCAGTTTTTAATTTACTGCCTGGGTTTTCTCTTCTATAACGAGCCACCCCCGCTTTAGTCATCCCCGCACCACTTTTGGTAGAGCGAAAATATTTTTTAGTTTTCGGTGGCTGTTTGTCTCTTTTTCTAGCCATATTACTTCCTATGCAAAAAAGAAAGTCATCATATCTACAGTGCCAACAGTATATTTGATAGTTAAACCATCTTCAAACAAAACACCATTTTGAGGTATTGTTCTATCTATAGTCGTATTGTCTGTTCCAATTGTTCTTGATTTAAATAAAACTGTCCCTGATTCTGGTGTTCCGTTAATAAACTCAACAGTTCCAGCAGATCCACCAGACACGATTGAAAATCCTTTTAGACGAACTCTGATTCCACCACCCACGGATTGTGCCGCAGAAGTAGTAGATCCAACTTTTAAGTTGGCTGCGAATTGAGCAGAACTTGTTACAGAGGTTATTGTTTTAAAATACTTTGTTCCTGCAACAGCCTCAGCTGAACCAGTTGAAGTAATAACTTCTGTTAAGGCGTTACCAAAAACATCAGTGCCAACTATAGTGTTTGTTTTACCATTGTCACCAGTGCCAGTTGTTGTAACATTTAAAATTCTAGCACCACCAGATGCAAAAGATGAATTGGCTATAGTAGCCGCGGTATCTGGTCTTGCAGCAGTTACGATAAAATCGTCATCAGCCGCAACTTCATCACTTATAAAAACAGGTTTTACATCTGAAATTGTTCCTGCCATAATTAATCTCCTTATAAAGTGGGGGAAATTAATCCCCCATTAATTTTACTCGTACATAGCTCTGCTTATTGCAGTATAGTGAATATTCACTGCCTCTGCTGCCGCCGCACCTGCTTCAATACCAATATAAGGTATGAAATCAACATCGTCAGTTAAAGCACCTGTTTTTGTTGTACCAGTTGAAACTGCTGTTCCACCAGTTGAACCAGAAGTGGTTGTCACATTATATTGTTGACCATTAATAAACACAGCTGCTTTTCTATCGCTATCAATTGAAATTTTAAGATGATATGGAGTGTTTGCTGCTACTGTTACTGGTATCTGGCTTATAAAGTCTGTTCCACCTACACTATGAACTAAATGCCATTTAGTAAAATCGTCAAATGATTCAGAGTTTGTCGCATCTGTTTGAAACTTAAAATATATTTGATCATCATCAGTTGCTACAAGTTGATCATTCGTTAATTTTAATCCTGCCCATACTTTTTGATTATCAATTGCAGGTAACATTATAGAACATTCCCATTCAGTTTGGTTTTCTGTTCCCCACTGAACACCAGTCCAAGCAGATTGTGCATCTGTGTCGCCAGTTCCTGCGTTATCTAAATGAGGTGCAAGAATTGCTTGGTCTTGGTCTGCTCCAGCAGTTGTTAATAAAATTCCTGCTGCGGTTGTAGAAAAAGTACTTAGTGCAGAAGTCATGTTAGTCCCTAAAACTTCAAAATTCTTTTGACCCGCTCTAGCTACTTCTACTGTTGATGCAGCATCTAGATCAGCATTAAGGATAGGTCTTTGTAAAAAATACTCTTCTAAGTAATATCTTCTAGTGTCTTTAAGACCACTAATTTTTGTTCTGTCTTGAATTAAGCCAGTAGTTGTATTTTTACTTACTAACTTAAAATTATTTTCGGAACGGACTGCTCCTGAAAAAGTTGTATTAGCCATGTTAAATCTCCTTGTCTTGGCAATTGTCAGCTACCCCATGTAACTGTCAAGGTTTCTTCTATTATACATAAAAAAGGGCAGAATGAAACTGCCCTTTTTACTAAATAAGTTTATTTAAAAAACTTATGCTCCTTCTCT